ACAAGCTGGCTAAACAGATGAAGCAAAGTGGGTTAGCTTCTAAAAAATAATCCACACATCAATGGCTACCTAACCCCCCAACACTGGCTACGGTTAGCCCCATAAGGAGAAGACAATGGCTGAAGCAGCTATTATGGCAGAAGAAATGCAATCACCAAAAAAGGTTGCATTTGCAAATAAACCTTACACGCAGGAAGAACGCATTAAGCGTGAAGAGGAAGAACTAGAACAACTTATTAAAGAACAAAAAGGTGAAGTAGAAGAAGCCGTACAAGAGCAGGAAAAAGAGCCTACTAACGCAGAAGAAAAAACATTTAAAAAGCGTTACTCTGATTTGCGTAGACACCAGCAAAAACAATCAGAGGATTTTAAAAAAGAGATTGACGAATTAAAACGTCAGCTTGGCGATGCTACTAAGAAAGAAATGAAACTGCCTAAGTCCGATGAGGACATTGAACAATGGGCGGCAGACTATCCTGATGTAGCAGCTATCGTAGAAACAATTGCCATGAAAAAAGCACGTGAGCAGTCTACTGCATTGGAAGAACGTGTTAAAGCGATTGATGAAATGCAAGTATCTGCTACAAAAGAAAAGGCAGAAGCTGAGTTGATGAGACTGCATCCTGACTTTGGAGACATTCGTGATAGCGATGATTTCCATGAGTGGGCTGACGAACAGCCTAAATGGGTACAAGATGCATTGTACGAAAATGATAATGATGCTCGTTCTGCAGCACGGGCAATTGACCTGTATAAAGCAGATAAGGGTATTGGCAATGAGAAAAAGTCTAAGAAAATTAAAGGTGCTGCTGAAGCGGTGTCCACTAAAGGCAGTAGAAGCACACCTCAAACAGACGAAACTTCCGCTTATTTAAGAGAATCTCAGGTTCAGGCAATGTCGCCTCAAGAATATGAGAAGCACTCTGATGAAATTATGGAGGCTATCCGCACAGGAAAGTTTATCTATGATATTTCTGGCTCTGCCAGATAAAAAAAGTGTTGACAAGTAGTTATTTTTATGTATAACTATATGTAACCAAGTGTGGATGTATATAGCGCAATATGTCCACACATAACAGCAAACGAACACAGCTTACGGATTACCTGACGATTTTGGCCTGTTGAATAGTAGGGCGGCCACCTTACTTGGATACACACCCAAATGAATTAGCCTCTGATTAGTCTGGTGAGTTTGCATCTGTAAGAAAAATGCTTAACTTTAGGAGAACATACAATGGCATTTGCATCAGCAGCCGGGTATGGTAATCTACCTAACGGTAATTTTTCACCTGTAATTTACAGCAAACAGGTGCAGCTTGCTTTCCGCAAGTCTGCCGTTGCTGAAGCAATCACTAATAATGATTACTTCGGTGAGATTGCTGCAATGGGTGATTCCGTTAAGATTATCAAAGAACCCGAAATCACAGTCAAGAACTATGCACGTGGTACAACTATCACACCGCAAGACCTTGATGACGAAGACTTTAACCTGACAATTGACAAAGCTAACTACTTTGCATTTAAGGTTGATGACATTGAAGAGGCACACAGCCACGTAAACTTCCAGCAATTGGCAAGTGACCGTGCTGCGTATCGTTTGGCTGACCAGTTTGACCAAGACGTTCTTGGTTATCTGTGTGGCTTTAAGCAATCTGCAATTCATGGTGCAGCCGACACAGTTAATACAACTGTTAACGGTTCTGTAGCTGTTTCAACTGCAGGTTCTGACGAACTGCTTTCAAGCATGAAACTAGAAGCTGATGACTTTGGTGGTTCATCAGGTTCATCAATTGGTATCCAGCCCCGCTTGCCGGGTGCTTCAGCCGTACCGGGTTCAGGCAATGCCAACCCAACTATGGTTATTGCACGTATGGCTCGTAAGCTAGACCAGCAGAACGTAGACTCACAGGGCCGTTGGCTCGTTGTTGACCCAGTATTCATGGAAGTACTGAAGGACGAAGATTCAAAACTTCTGAACTCAGACTTTGGTGGTTCTGGTCTTCAAAATGGTCTCGTAATCAATAACCTGCACGGCTTCCAAGTGTATGTTTCAAACAACTTGCCTTCAATTGGAACAGGTTCAGATACCACTGGTGGTACTAACGCTTCCAACTACGGCCTGATTGTTGCTGGACATTCATCATCAGTAGCTACTGCAGAGCAGATTAACAAGACAGAAACATATCGTGACCCTGACAGCTTTGCTGACATCGTTCGTGGTATGCACCTGTATGGTCGCAAGATTCTGCGTCCTGAAGGTCTTGTTAACGCTAAGATTAACTTGGTATAAGGGGAGTATTGAAAAATGGCTAACATTACTGCAGTACTACACCCTGCATCAGGGAACTCACAGCGTGGACGTAACCCGTACTACGTAGATGTCACAATTGACCTGACAAAAAATAGCATTGCCCCCGGTGATACTATTCAGGCAATTACCGTACCTGCTAATACGCTAATCATGGCAGCAGGATTTCAAGTTGTAGAATCTGCAACTATGAATACGGCTACAGACGCAACTGCTGCTCTTGGCTTCACTGGTGGTGATGTTGATGAGTTTGCAGCGGCACTAGACATTGACGGTGCATCTGATGGCGATTATGCTCCACAGGTTTCAATTGATGGACTAGCACTTTCTACATCAGGCGACACAATTGACTTTGTGTTGGCGGGTAGTGGTGCGTCATTTACAGCAGGTAAGCTACGTGCTTACGCTGTGATGATGGACATCAGCGACCAAGGTGACATGGCTGCTGACGAAGTAGACCGTGACACACTTGCATAAGTAATCACTTAGTAGGGGCAGCTTCGGTTGCCCTTACTTACTCTTTTAGGAATTACATATGGCATACGATTACTTAGACTTGACAAACGAAGTGCTGGCAAGAATGAATGAGGTAGAACTAACCTCTTCTAACTTCTTAACAGGCGCACGTGGATTTCAAGTACAATGTAAAAACGCTGTAAACGATGCTATTAATTATGTCAATCAACGTGAATTTGGTTGGCCTTTTTCACATGCAACTAGCACTGTAACACTGGTGGCAAACACAACTCGTTACACCATACCGACTACAGCTACTCATGTTGATTATGAAACATTTAGAATATCAAAAGATAATACTCTTGGTGTAGCAGGTACAACGCTACGAGTACTTGACTACAAAGAATATGTAGACAGATTTATTGACCAAGAAAGTACTACGGGTGTAGGTGGTGTTCCTATCTATGTGTTTCGTACACCCGATAATAACTACGGTTTATATCCATATCCAGACGCAGGTTATGAATTAAAATTTGAATATTTTGACAGACCCACTGCTCTCGCTGCGGCAACAGATGTACCAACAATACCAGAACAGTTTCGTCAGGTAATTGCAGATGGTGCTACCGCTTATGCCTATCAGTATCGTGGTGAAGCACAGCAGTATGGTATTAACTTTTCAAGATTTGAAGATGGCATTAAACATATGCAGTCAATCCTGTTAAACAGGGTAGACTACGTAAGGTCAACTTATATACCGCACTCGCAGAGATACGGCATTAACACAGCAATGTTTTAGGTGATACATGGCAGACGAATCAGGACTAAGCCCATTTGTCTTTGCCTGTGCTGGGGGATTGGTATTAGACCTATCTACCTTTGAAATGCAACCGGGTATGGCACTTGAGTTGCAAAACTTTGAGCCAGACATTAAAGGTGGGTACAGACGTATCTCAGGATACACAAAGTGGAATACTAATATTGTGCCTCAAGACGCTAGTTCCAGTGAAAAGGTTCTAATGTCTGCTTTCTTTAATAACAAAGTTATTGCGGCACGTGGTGGTAAAATACATGAAGCTGGAACAACAGGTAGCTGGACACAGATTGATACTGGCAGAACAAATGCTGGTAAGTACACACACTTCCGTTACAATCTGGCTGGCACAGATTTTATCGTGTGGGCTGATGGCGCAAATCATGCGACCAAGTATGATGGCACTACTGTTACTGACCTCAACGCAACAGGCGCACCTGCTGACCCAAAGTTTGTAGTTGGATTTAAAGACACACTATTTTTTGCTGGCATGTCTTCCTCGCCACAATCAGTAGTTTTTACTGCACCTTTTACTGATAATGATTTTAGTGTAGCTAACGGTGCAGGTACAATAAATGTAGACAGTAATATTACTGGACTGTTTCCGTTTCGTGACCAACTCTTTATCTTTTGCGAAGAACGTATATTTAAACTGGTTGGTAATACCATTGCAGATTTTCAGGTACTACCTGTTACACGTGAGATTGGTTGCGTAAACGGACATACCATTCAGGAAGTTGGTGGTGACCTTATCTTCCTTGGTCCAGACGGACTGCGTACTGTTGCTGGTACAGAAAAGATTGGTGACGTTGAACTTGGTACAATTAGCCGACAGGTACAGCCACGTTTTGAGGGTCTAACAGACGTTGATGAGTTTGACAGCGTAGTTATACCAGATAAAACACAGTATCGTATATTCTTTTCTAGTGCTAATATAACACGTGGTAATACTACGGGAGTTACTGCAGTTAGAAAACAAACGTATGAGTTTGCAGACCTTCGTGGTATTCGCCCAAGTTGTACAGATTTTATTACAGTACAGGGTGATACTATTATACTGCACGGTGAGTATGATGGGTATGTATATCGTCAAGAACAGGGCAATGACTTTGACGGTAATACAATAACAGGTAAGTATAGGTCTCCTGACTTGTCTATGGGTGACTCAGGTATTCGTAAAAACTTTCAGCGTGTAATTATTAACTATGCACCTGAAGCTGCTGTGAACGCAGACTTGTTTGTACGATATGATTATGAATCACCACAAGTACCACGACCTGCTGCCTATCCGTTTAATACTGCTACCGTTGTGGCTGTGTATGGTTCATCAGTATATGGTACAGCAACATACGGTGGTCAGTCAAACCCATTGATTAGACAACCAATTGAGGGTTCAGGGTTTGCCGTGGCACTGAGGGTTAATGACAGGGGTGTATCAGCCCCGTATTCGCTGAAGGGATTTCAGCTAGAATTTGATGTAGGAGCAAGACGCTAATGGCGGGTTATACCAGACAGTCTACATTTACTGACGGTGACATTATCAATGCTGCCGATAGTAATGACGAGTTCAACCAGCTACTAAATGCATTTAGCATTAGCACAGGCCACAAGCATGATGGCACTGCTGCTGAAGGGCCAGTCATTGGTTTGATTGGTGACCCCGGTGTTGCTACTCCATTAAACAAAGTTGTTGTAAACGATACTAACAATCGTATTGGTGTATTCGTAGATGTATCCGGCAGCACTGTAGAACAGGTTCGTTTTCAAGACGGGGTTATTGTTCCTGTTACTACCAATGATGTAGACTTAGGCACAAGCAGCGTACAGTTTAAGGATTTGTATTTAGATGGTACAGCCACCATTGATGGTCTGGCTATGCCTACCACTACTGTTACGGACATTCTTGATGAAGATAATATGTCCTCTGACAGTGCTACTTCTTTAGCTACACAGCAGTCAATTAAAGCATACGTAGACGCACAACTAACTGCAGAAGACTTGGACTTTCAAGCTGATAGTGGTGGCGCACTAGCTATTGACTTAGATAGTGAAACTCTTACCTTTACTGGCGGTACAGGTATTGATACAAGTGGTGCAGGTAATGCTGTTACGTTTGCTATTGATAGCACAGTTGCCACGCTAACAGGTTCGCAATCACTTACAAATAAAACAATTGACGTAGACAATAATACAGTATCTAATATTGAAGTAGATAACTTTAAGGGTACAGCAATTGTAACAGAGTCTGAAGGTGTTGGTTCTAGCGACAATGACACATCCATACCTACAACGGCTGCTGTAAAAGATTACGTAGACACACAAATTACTGCGGAAGACTTGGATATTGCAGGTGATAGTGGCACAGGTGCTATTGACCTAGACTCACAGTCTTTAACTATTGCAGGTACGTCCAATGAGATTGAGACATCTGCTTCTGGTCAAACACTTACTATTGGCCTACCTAATAATGTAACCGTAGGTAATAACCTAACTGTTACAGGAGACCTTACTGTTAGTGGTGATGACATCACTATGGGTACAAATACCTCTGGTCACATTATGGTGGCTGACGGTACAAACTTTAATCCAGTTGCTGTGTCGGGTGACGTGACTATTAGCAGTGCTGGTGCAGTTACTATTGCCAGTGGTGCTGTTGAAACAGCAATGGTAAACGCTAATGTTATTACAGGGCAGACCGCAGAAACAAGCGTAGACAGTTCTAATGATTTAGTCCTGTTGTACGACAACTCAGCAACAGCGTTACGCAAAATGACTGTTGGTAATCTTGTTAGTTCAGCAGGTGGTCTAACAGACGTTGTATCAGATACAAGCCCACAGCTTGGTGGTGACTTGGATGTAAATGGTAATGACATTGTATCTGTATCCAATGGTAATATTAACTTGTTACCTAATGGTTCAGGTAAAGTTAACATTGATGGTAATGGTTCATCTGGTGGTGTTACTATTACAGATGGTCTTGTTGATATTCGTACAGGCACAGGCTCACGTTCACAGGTAAAGTTTTACTGTGAGTCTAGTAATGCTCATGCACAAACTGTACAGCCACAACCTCACTCTGCTTCTGTAACAAACACACTGACCCTACCTGCTGGTGGTAATCAGGAGATTGTAGGTACAACAGCTACCCAAACCCTAACTAATAAGACAATAGACGCTGCTCAGTTATCTGGCACAGTAGCTAATGCACGTCTGGATGCAGAGTTACAGGCAATCGCAGGTTTAACTTCTGCAGCAGATAAGGGTATCCAGTTTACTGGTTCTGGTACGGCTGCAGTTTATGACCTGACAGCAGCAGGTAAAGCACTGCTGGATGATGCTGATGCAACGGCACAACGTAGTACACTTGGTTTGGGTACGGCAGCAGTTGCAAACACAGGTACATCAGCAGGTAACGTAGTTGTATTAGATGGGTCAGCCAGACTGCCAGCAGTGGATGCGTCACAACTTACTAATCTTCCAGCAGCAGGTGCTACAGCAGGTTTTGCGGTGGCTATGGCAATTGCGCTTTAGCAGTTGACAAACATATATAAGTATGATATAATTATACTTAATTAATTAGGAGAAATCATGGCACAGGATTTTGAAAGAAACATTGCAAGGAATGTTGGTACAGCCGCAGTAACTATGCGTACCGCTAATTCCGATGATGCGCTTATAGGTATCAATATTGCTAATGTTACAACTTCCCAAATCAACATGGATGTGTTTATTAACGATGGGTCTAATGACTATTACATTGTTAAGGATGCACCTATACCTGCAGGGTCAGCTTTGCAGGTGCTTGATGGTGGAGCAAAGGTTGTAATGCAAGCAAGTGACGTACTAAAGGTACAGTCCGATACCGCAAGCAGCGCAGATGTTTGGGTCTCTGTAGTTGACACCATCAGTTCATAAGGAATAGATAATGCCTTTAATCGGTAATCCTATCACTGCAAGTTTTCAGGCTAGACCTGCCACCGAAGAGTTTAATGGTGACGGGTCTACAACCACGTTTACTCTGGGTCAGACAGTAACTCAGGAAGATATTTTAGTATCTGTAGATGGTGTCCTACAGGAAAGTGTTGATGCGTTTACTGTGCCAGACGGTACAACACTTACCTTTACGGCAGCACCGTCAAGCGGAACAGGTAACATTTTTGTAAT